GAAATATACGGTTACTTTCGGAATGCATTTTGGACATAATACAGTTGAAACACTCGTCGTTTGATATTTTTCGCCGCATTTCCAACAGATTGATGTCACGCCGTTTCCTCTCCTTTCAGTAGTTCGGAGTTGTCCCATATATAGGTGCGGGGACGCTTGTTCTGCGTTTACCCCTACATAACTTTGTAGGGACTTTTTATATAACAATTCTTGTTTTCATATCATTCTTTTCCCGCCCAACATGGTCATTTGAAACGATGTGAGTAACGCAACGATCTCCAAAGGTGTAAATCCTAGTTTTTCTAAGTCTTTTTTATATGACGCTAAAATTTCTGCAAAATCTTTCATCGCCGCTTTAACCTGATCAAATTCTCCGATGTTCATCTTTTCATCTCCCTAAGTTTATTTGGTTCCGTCGGTGTCGAGCAGTTTACGGTCTTCTCCAACGTCGCCCGTAGCCGTTCGTAATCGTTCAGCATTCGTACAATCTCGTCCGCACGTTGGTTTGCAAGCATCGTTGTGTAGATATGCAACACAGGCTCACCATCACATTCAAGCATAATTGCGTTTCCGTTTTCATCGCGTACAACACGCCACTTACTCATTCCGTCACCACCTCCTTCCGGCGCGTTGATGCTGATCTCACATCCGCAACACGGGCATTCAATCCGTTTCACCTTCGCCGCATCGGTCGGTTCGGTTGTGGTGGATAGGGCTTCTTCAAATTTCACTATGATTTCTTCTACCACTTCGCCGGTTCCAAGTTCATACGTCCATTCTTCCTCAAATCGCCGTTTCACCCAATCCAACGCTACCTTCAACCGCTGGATTTCGTCGTCAGGAGTGTCAAATGCGCCGGATTTAATTGCTTGCATAGTTTCCCATGCTGTCGGACATTTCTTGTTCAACCACTCCAACACCGCCTGTTTCCGCACATACTCACTCATTGCCTTTCTCCTTTCAGCAGATGGGGGTGGTCATGGATGTTGCCGATGATTTCGAACGATCGATAAAATTTCTCATTGTATCTTTTTTCTTTCAAGTATTTGCTATATCCATCGAGAACGTAAGCGGCGTTACGAAATTTGACCACACCGATGAAATTGACATACCGTCCTGTCTCGTAATTGAGGACATGCCCTTTTACGATGTCCCCCTCATAAGCATCTACACCTTTTTTGTCATATTCTCCGATGTATCGCCCCACGGTTTTGGGATCGACTTTATACCAAAATTCGGTATTGAAATATTCTTCATTGAACTCGACGATCTCGCCCACAATCACGTCGGTTCCGATCAAATACCCATACACCCATTCGCCGGTGTCTTTACGCTTTCCGCGATACATGGTTCAGGCTCCTTTCTTCCAATCACCAGCCGTAAAACTTTTTCAGTTCTCCAAACATGTCGATGGCTTTTTGCAAATTGGAGATCGCCATGAGAAGTATAGCCCCGGCGATGAAAATCCGGTCAACATCCGGCCTAACGATACGCTCCCCAGATATATACTGGCGCGTAGCGTATGCCCAAAAAACGGTCGCAAAAACATGAAATATCAACAAGAGCAGGCTGGCCGTTTCCTCGCTCATTCCGAACCCCTCCCAATCAGCTTTAGAAACGTCTCCACCGGCATCGCCACCAACCACGGCTTCCTATCCGCCCGGAACGCCACGATGTCCGGTCTTTCCCTCTCATCCTCCAGCCAGCCATATAGCGTCGAAAACCCACCTTTCCGCCGCTTTACTTCAGCCCGAAGTGTTCCCATCGGCGTTGGCACCTCAACGTCGTTTCCGAACCCCTCCTGCGCCCCAGACAGCGGCACCCTGCGCCCGGCTACCAGTTCCGCGAATTCTCGCTCTCCGCGCATCCCCTTATCACGGCTTGCCCGGCCCATAGTCGTCCACCACCTTTTGCAGTTCTCGAATCGCCATTTCATACGCCATCATACCGCCATTAACGTATTCAAGTTCAGCAAACGGCCTCAGCTTTTCTATTCGCGTCCGAAAATCGTCGATCAATCGGTCGATAGCCTCAACCGGAATCACTAGAGCGTCACCTCGCCCCCAAATTTGGCCGCTGTGGCCCGGAAGTAGGTCAGGTAATATAAAACCATTACCCATGACCATAAAAGCGCCACAGAGGCGTTTCCTAGCGCTTAGAAACATGTTTCCTTTTGGTAACGTTATTTCGCTCGATGGTCAGGTTCCGCCGTTGGCACCGAGGGAACGGACAAAAAACCAACTTCAACTGACGATCTACCTTTCCCCACACGCATCCGTCGCAGTAGTTGTTCGGTGCTTTGGTTCGCATTTTCATCTCCCGTTTTTCCGAACACGCCAGTTGGGCGGCGCTTCAACGCACCACACCGGGCGCGATCCATGATCAGAATGGCTACTTCATCCACATTCCGTTTTACAATCTTCGCGATAGCGCGGATGTCATACCCTTCTCTCCACAACCGCTCGACTTTCTCCACGTCCTGTTCGCGCCACAGGAAATTCAATTCCTCGCAGGCGATATACACCACGGCCCATCACTCCGCCTTTCGCCCGCCCTCCAGCATCTTGAATCGTTGAGCGGCTCCCTCGGCAAGCGCCTTCACATCAGGCGGCAGAACACCGAACTCGCGGTCGTTCTTGAGTTTGTTTTCCCACGCCATCCTCCACTGGGCGCGAAGCACATCCGGCTGTTCGGAAAGGCACAGCTCGCGCCATGAGAATCGGCGTACCATATCAGCCACATCGGGCGGCAGGCTCGCCATCGCCTTATCCTCGTTGTAGTATCCGAACCGGCGGATCGCATCGACAACCATTTGCCACGATTCCATCGCGGACAGGTGATGCTCGGTCAGGCTTCTTGCCGCCTCCCGAATATCAGCGATGGTCGGCGGGAACGGCGACCGACTCATATGCGCCTTGACTGCCGCCTGACCGATCTCATACGGCATATCACCGAGCATAGATTCCCACAACAAAACGGTATCTTCTTCCTTGCCTTCTTCCGGCCAGCCCCGGTAGTTCACTGAGCAAACCCTAATGAGTTTGACGATTTCCTTCCTGTTCAATCTCGTCCGCCTCCCTATAAAGCCGGTCCAGCACGCTTACGGTCCGTTCATATCTGGACTGCGGGCGGCCTTGCGGCTGATTTCCTCTCCGTTTCATTTGCAAAACAAGTGTCGGCATCTTCTCGCGCAGTTTCTTCGTGGAAAGGATGTTCGACTTCCAGAACTCGTCATTCTGGCACCAAATGATGGCCTGCTTGATCTCGTCATAGCTGTAGCCATCCAGACGGTGTATGCGCTCCATTTCGGCGATCCACTTTTGCGCGTCCTTCTCCGCTTTCGGTATTCTCGCATTTGGATTGTTCTGGAGCATCAGCTTTGCCAGTAGACGAGTCAGAATGGTCGCTTCATGATCGTCTCCAAACTTCGGTTTCGGTTCAGGTTCCGATTCGGTTTCTGATGGAGTGTCGACAATACTAATATCCGTAAGGATATTAGTATCTTTATTATTTCTTTCTGTTTCTTTAATTATTGTTTTAGTTCCACGTTCGTTCCACGTTCGTTCCAAATTCGTTCCATCAACTGTTCCACGTTCGATTTCGTCAGAACCCGAGAAGCCTTGATATTGCTCGTAATTCACGACCGTGAAGAGTGTTCCATGTTTGGTTTCATCTACTGCGACCATTCCGTGTTTCTTTAATTTGGAAATTGTGTGGAACAGCGTCGTCTTCGGAATCAGCTTCATCCCACGCCCAACCTTGTACCCCAAATCCTCGGACAGATTGGAATAAGACCGGAGCCACTGACCACGTTTGATTTCGATACCGTTCACTTTCGTGTCTTCATGCGCCGCTCGCAGAAGCAGGAGAATGAACAGCCTCAGCGCCAAAGGATCATGCCAGATTTCGTTATCCAATAGCTTTCGGTGCAGTTTGATCCATCCGCTGTCCACGCTGTTCACCCCCATTACGCAATATAAACCGGCTTGCCAGTCACGGCCTGTATCTCACGTTTGAACCTCTCCGCGTCAGCATTCCGATCCGACAGGTGTATAAGCCAGATTTCCTGTACTGCGCTCAAGTCGTTCGCCCGAAAGAAGTCTTTGACGTTCTCCAATGAGAAGTGCGCCCGAAGCACCTTCCGGGCCAGCATCCTCGGAACCACACCAGTCGCCACATTCTCACGAAGCACATCTCGAGAATAGTTACACTCGATCATGATGTGCGTCAGCCCCTTGAAGCGATAGCGGATGTAATAGGTGTCCGTAGCAAACATCACTTTATCGCCAGACGCATTCGCCATCAGAAACCCGAGCGGTTCAGCGGCGTTATGCTCCGTCTCGAACGGCATCACATTCCATGTGCCGATCCTGACGGCCCTGCGCGGCTCCACAGGCCGCAGACGATGGTGGTTAATACCAACAGACTCGATAGTACCTTTCGACGCGTACACATCGATTCCAGCCCGCAGAACATCATTCAACGCCATACAATGATCCTGATGCTCGTGCGTGACCAGACAGGCGGCCACGTCCGACGTGCGGAAGTCCAGCCGCCGTCGGATTTCTTTGAACGGGATTCCACATTCCAGAAGAAGGGAAGTGCTACCATCGGTAAGATGGTAGCAGTTCCCAGCGCTCCCGGATGCCAACGGCCTGATCTCGACCATCAAAAATCCGGCCCCAGCGTTATTTGTTCGGCTCCAGCACCTGCTGTTTTATCGTTGCTGGCGGGCGAAGCGGATTGCTCTTGTACCAGTTGTTGCGGCTCCTGCAGCGCCGGTTCTTCGGTCGCGTCTCCGGTCTTGTCGTCCACAACCTCGTAATCGACATCCATGATCTCCTTGTTCGCGTTCTGGGCGATTTCTTCCATAACCTCCGCTTCCTCGGCGGCGTCATCTGCCCGGTTGATATGATGGAACAACAAGCTTCCGTCGTCGGAACTGTTCAGGTAGGCTTTGCACGTCCGATTGATGATCGTGCGTTTGGCCATCTCCTGCGGGAACTCCTTGTGCGTGCTTCCCTCTTTGTCCGGGTTCTGGCGCGACTTCCGCCATGCGGCCTGAATCTCGTCCCACGTCATGATCTCCGTAAATTCGGAGTCATCGGGGAAAATAATCGTACAGTACGCGGCCACAATCTTACCGCTCGACATGCTCTGAAGCGTCTGGACGTGCTTCGTGACGCGCTTTTTCCCGCGCACAATCTCGAACTCGAACTCGTCGCCCTCATAGACCACCATCGGCAGAATGTCCTTCGCACCAGTCACGCGCTTCGTAACGGCCATCGTCCCGAAGTACGAGCGTTGGAAAACCAACTGATTGCCGTACACGATAAAGTATCCTTGTTTTTTGGCCGGGTTCAGTCCCTGCACTACCATATCGAGCAGGGCGTTCGCGACGCTGTCCTTCGTGCAGGCTTGAAGCGCCGGGCGCCCGTTCCTATCGACCGTGGATTGCAGAATCAGCCACGCCGACTTGAGCGCGTTCTCCGGGCTGTAGTTGGCGGGAAAATGGATTTCCCCGCGGTTTTGAAACTCCTTGACCTTCTCGGCCACCACATCCACCACGTCGCGCTTAATCAGCGCCAACTCGTTCTTCGTCGCTTGTGCTTGAGCTTGGCTCATTGATCATCAGTCCTCCTTAACCTCGTTTCGCCACGCGAAGTTGTTTGTCAGCCGCAGAGACGATCAGGCGGATTTGTTGCCCCGGCGTCTCCGACGGACGGGTCACACTCTCGGCGTTATCGAGGAATATCGGCGCCGCGATCCCGTAATGCTCGGACAGCGTGGCAATGATGTCCAGCCCGACATTGTGCCGCGCCGCGTTATTGAGGCTGTTATACGGCACGCCTTCCACCATGACCTCGCACGTTTCCTCCAGTCCACCGTTGATCTGTTCCTTGAACAGTTTGAACCGCGCCAGCCGAAACCTCGAATTGATCCGGGATTCCAGCAAGTCCACCTTCGCCCGGGTGAACTCATCCAGCAGGAACAGTTCGCGTTCGAGTCGCTCGAACTCCGTAGCCAACACTTTTTCCTGCTCCCGCAGTTCTGCGATGCGGGCGTCCTGCTGGCGAATGACATCGAAGTACGCCCGGCGCTTCTCCAGCATCGTTTGCTCGTTCCGCAGTTGGGCGATCTCCAGCCGGATGTTATCCAGCTTCGTCGTCGCCGTGGAGCGAAGCGCCAGCACTTCCGCCTTCGCCTGTTGCAGTTCTTCCTGCTTCGCGGCATACCGAGGATCGGAAGTGGCATCATTCAGGCGCTTTTGCAGTTCGGCCAGTTTTTTCGCTTCTTCGGCCTTCACAGCGGCCAACTGTTCGAGCTTCTGGTTCAACTTTGCGATCTCAGCTTCCAGTTGTTCAATCTCGGAGCTGATGGTCGAAACCTCGGCCTTTGCCGCCTTACCGCGCTGGTTGATCTGCTCCAACCGCTCTGACTTGCAGCGGTTGAATTCTTCTTCCGCCCTCTGACGGGCGGACTCCACTTGATCGGCGGGAAGCGGCTGGCCGCAGGCGGCACAAGTATCCGACAGTTCCGGCGCGACGAATTGCTCACTGTTCACCTGATGCCATTCCTGCCGCAACCGTTCAATCTCTTGCCGCTGGCTGTCGGCGCTCCGGCGCAGACGTTCGATAGTCGCCTTCAGGCTGATGACTTCGCCCTCGGCGGCGCGGTGTTCGCTTTCGGCTTTCGCCAGCGCCATCCGTTGCTCGTCGATCTTCTCCAGCCATTCGCCCTGCAATTCGGACTTGAGCCGAACCAGTTCCGTCTCGATCTCGGCCACGCGGCGTTCCGCTTCCGCGACAGCCCCGCCATTCTGCACAGCGGCCAGTTCGGCCTGCTTTTCCTCAATCCGGGCACGGATCGCGTCGATCTCCTGCATCAGCGCCTGTTCGTCCAGTCCTTCCGTGTCCGGCTTCGAGCGTTCGGCCTCGTCGATCCGCACCGGAATGCGCTCCAGTTCGTCATTGATCTCCTTGCGGCGAGCCAGCACAACCTTGCGATGCTGTTCGATGGTGCGGCTGTTCAGGATTCCGGGCAGTTCGGCCAGTTCAGGCTTCGATGCGATCACTTCCGCGTCCGAAATGTCGCCGCAGACCTCCAGCAAGATTTTGCGGCGGTCGCCCCATTTCAGCACTTCGTTAAAGTACCGGGGATCAGTCAGCAACCGGAAAAGTTGCTCGTCCGCGATCTCAGAGATGAACTGCTCATATTCGCCCTTCTTCACCGGCACCCCGTCGATGAAATACTCGGTCGTGTGACCGGTGAACTCCGCCCGGACGGCGCCCCGCTTTTTCGTCCACTTTTCTCGGTAGACCTTATGAAGCGTAACAGTCTGTATAATCGTTCCATCTTCGATAGTCAACGTGCCTTCGACTTCATGGTCGAGATTGTGGATAGGAGTTCCGTCGCTGTTCAGCGTCTTGATCTCGAACTCCTTCTTGTTCTCAGAATCCTTGTCAAAGAGGAGCCAGTTCCACGCATCGAACAGCGTCGTCTTGCCGGTGGCATTATCTCCGAAGACATCCACATCGGCGCCGTCAGCATCCAGCACGAACGAGTGGACGCCCTTGAAATTCCGCAACACCAACTGATCCAACTTGATCTGCTTCACGTTTCCTTTACCTCCCGGTGCCCCACATGGTATAATAGGGGCGCATTTTCATTACCTCGTTTGAGCAAGCCGACGGGCTTGCTCTTTTTTTGCGAGCATTTCGATGTGGCGCAAGGCGATATTGATCACCTTCCAGTTACGACTTTGCACCACAAGCAACTTCCACACTTCCAGTTGGCTGATAGGACGCACCACCACTCACCCCCTTCGCAAGCTCTCGTTCCTTTCGGGCGATGAACTGCAAGAACGTCTCGCCAGTTTTGGACAGAACCTTCTCATCCACGTACCAGTCGGCATAGAAGTTCAGCAAGTCATCATCCATCCGCACAACAGCAACAGCGTCATTCATCAGACCGCCTCCCCGGATTTTGCTTGCACCTTCCGCTCGATCCAGAGCAGAAAATCTTCCTTCCGCACCCGTTTCGAGAAGCCAATATCGAAGTTCGGAATACCGCCATGCTCCGGCGTCATCTGGAACAGTTCGTAAACCCGGCGGCGGGAAATCCCGAGATAGTCAGCAATATTCTGCGCCGTCAAAATGTCCGGCAGTTGATCCGTCTTCACGTTTCCATCACCTCACATTCGTTTCCTTTTGGACACATTCGGGCACAACGGTGAACAAATCCTCAAATCGCATGCCTTCGCAGGCGTTCAGCAGTTTGGCGATAACCTCGTTCCCCGGCCCGCGCTGTCCATTCAAAATCCGGTGAAGATTCGAGCGGTTGATTCCAGCCCGGCGCGAAAGTTCCGCATACGTCAGGCCGTTCCTCCGCAGATAGTCTTGAAGTGCGTCGATTTTCAGTTCAATCCGCGCAGTCGTCTCATTCACTCTCGTAACCTCCTTTCGCTTGCTGTGTACAATATAACACATTCATTATCCTTTTGGCAACGTTTTTTTGCTTTAACTCCTTAAATTATGGCGTACAATATGATACGATGCCTTTCGGCAACTATCGTATTCAGATGGGAGTGATAATCAATGGATTTTGGGAAGCACTTAAGACGGTTGCGGGAAAGCAAGGGCTATTCTATCCGTCAGCTTTCGATCAAGTCTGGAGTCAGCTTCGGGCAAATATCGAAAATAGAACAAGGAACACGGGGAACGCCAAAACCAGAGACTATCGAGAAGTTGGCAAAGGGTCTCGGCATCTCTTACGATTATCTCATGGAACTGGCCGGATACGTGGAGCCCGAGAAACCCGATCAACCAGTCGAATTGACTGAATTCCTCAAAAACGCAAATGTGCTTTTTCTCGGACAACCCTTGACCGAACAAGATAAACAACGGGTCGAGGATGTTCTTACGGCTCTGTTTTTTGATGCACTCAAAAAACGGAGGATGCGCGAAGAAGAATAATAAAACACAATATGGGAGGGAAGGTAATGCCTACACATCCTTTACATCTTGCGAGAGAAGTCGTTAAAGTTTGTGGCACCAACGACCCATTCATCGTTGCGGACTATCTCGGTATCGAAGTTTGTTATGAAAGTCTCCCATCCCATATTGGTGGTTTCTTCACACGCATTTTTGATAGTGCTTACATCGTGGTGAACTCCGAAAAACCGAGAGCATGGCAAAGGGCAATTGCGGCACATGAATTAGGCCACGCTCTCCTACATACACAGGATAACGCCTTTTTAGCCACATCAAATTTCGCCACACACAGCAAAATTGAGCGCGAAGCCAACCAATTTGCCGCGGCGTTGCTAATCGGAGATGAGGCGCTGACGGAAGGGGAAAGCATCTATGAATTCGCGCAGAGAATGAACGTCCCAGTAGAATTCGTTCAGTCTCTACATAAGGATTTCTTTTTAGGAGGACGGTTGACGTGAAAGGCCATTTCTACCGCAAATATTGCAAATGCCCTAAAAACCGAAAATGCACCTGCGGCGCCAAATGGTACTTCGCCATTGACATCGGAATCGATCCGAAGACCGGGAAGCGAAAACAGAAGCGGAAGGGTGGATTCGCCACACGGAAAGAGGCGGAGCTTGCCGCGGCGAAGCTAATACAGGAATTGAGCGAAGGCACTTACGTTACGGAATCGAACATCACGTTTCGGGAGTTCGCGGATCAATGGCTGGAATTGTACGAGGCATCAGGCATAAAAATCAGCACGATCCAAATACGCCGGAAGGAAATAAAGTGGCTCCTGAACTATCTCTCGGAATTGCGACTGCGCGACATCACGCCAGAGCGTTACCAGAGCATCCTGCTCGACCTGAAAAAGCTCGGGTATGCCGAGCAGACAATCAAAGGCATACATACCACAGCACGGATGATTTTCCAAAAAGCCATCGAACTCGGAAAAATCAAAAAAGACCCTACTGAATTTGCGGTGATCCCGAAAGATAAACCAACCGTCGAAGATATCGAGTCAAAAAAAGAGATTCCCAAATACCTAGAACGAGACGAACTCATTTGCTTCCTTGATACGGTGCGGACACACGGGAGCCAACTTGAATATACGATCTTCCTGACCCTTGCCTATACCGGGTTGCGGGGCGGAGAACTACTTGCGCTGAAATGGTCGGACGTAGATTTTGACGAGCAGACAATCAACATCACGAAGACCATTTTCTATCCCTCGGGAGTCGGGGACGAGCATATATTATTGACCCCGAAAACGGAATCATCCATCCGCATCATCGACATCGACAAAACCGTTATTACTGAACTGCGGAAGCTCCGGGCCTTACAGAATGAAATCCGAATGGTATACCGGAACCGGTATTATGACCAGAACTTTATATTTGCCAACCTGACCAAACACCATCGGCTCGGGCATCCACTGAACATTCGCTCTCTCCCACGCACAATGAGGCGATACCTGCGACTCGCCGGACTGGATGAATCCCTCACCCCGCACTCGCTCCGCCACACACACACATCCCTGCTGGCGGAAGCAGGGGCAACACTCGAGGAGATTATGGAACGGCTCGGACACCACGATGACGAAACAACTAGAAGTGTCTACCTGCACATCACGAAGAAACGAAAAAAAGCGGTTGCCCAGTTGTTCGCAAACCTCATGGGAAACCGCTGATTACCTCCTGTATTTTTGACCTATGTGACCTATTTGTGACCCATACGGCCTACCAGACAACTGGAGGCCTCGTGATTCTAGGCATAGGTGGCACCTTGTCCGGCATACCGTCCATACTTTCAGCACCTGAAACATCTTTCACGCCTGAAAATCGGAGTGCGGAAATGCCCGATTTTTCCGCACTCTCTCCTGCAACATCTTCCACGCGGAAGTCGGATTATTCATTAGATTGCGTGACCCATTTGTGACCCTTATTCCCGCTCGCCAGTCTGTTTGATGAGCTGATGGGCCATGACGGTCGCCCCTGCCACCAGAATCCCCTGAATCACACCTTGAAGCGGGTCGCCCATAATCAGCACGGCCAGCAGGATACCGACTATCAGAAGCGTCCACGGGATGAGCCAGTCGGGCATTTTGGGCGTGTTTTTCAGCATCGCTCCTATGACGTACAGCACCGGCACAAGGACGATAATTTGTTCCTGCACGAATTCGATCAGATCGTTCATTCGATTACCCCCAAACGATCAAGAATGACAAGCATCCGCGCCAAATCACGGCTGACATTCGCATCCGACATCACCGGCTGGCCGGAGGCGGTTTTCTTCTCCGCCAGCTTCTTTATCGTGGACTCGGCCCATTCCGGGGCGGGACCAGACTGAACTGCTTTCTTCAATTCAGCGACTTCATTTTCCAGACGTTTAATTCGCTCCAGTTCCATTCGCGCCACCTCATCATATTTTTTAAGACCGTAAGAATTGATGATCGACATGATCTTCCCGGCATACTGCGGATCAGTAGCGTATCCGCACTCTTTCAACATAGCCGCCTGTTCCTCTGGCGTTCTGGCCACCACTACGCGCCGATAGCGACTGTTGTTTAGAAACAATAGCGCCTGATCCTTGAGGCAGTCTTCGATGCTATCATACGCCCGGAAGTCAGCCGATGTCTGAACCGTCCGCCCGCCGTACACTTCCCACGTCCCCTTGCGGACAGCTTTCCCGCTCCAGTACGGAGTCTGCTTGCCGCTTCCGACTTTGTACCCGACGATGTTATTCCACGGGTGGATTTTTCCACCGGTTTCAAGGATCGTCTGGGCGACGGAGACGGACGGGAACAGCGGGCCGCCATCGATTCGCACCTTCACAGCCACCGGCGCGACGGCGGCAATAAATGATGCTCTCGACATCCGATCAACCTCCCCAGAATTTCAGGATGACGCCGATGACGCCGGTCACAAGCGCCCCGAGTGCAGTCCTCCACGCCCATGACAAATCTGAACGAACGTCATCAATTTGGTGCTGGGCCGACTTCACCCGCTGAAGCGCTTCTTTCGCCACGTCATCCGATTTATCCAATTTTTCGACCAACCGGTTGACGCTGGCGGAAAGGTCGCTGATTGCACGCGTATTCGATTCTTGCAACGCTTCCATCCGCGCCATCCGGCTCTCGATCTTCCCGAGCGCTTGCAGTTCCGGCTGATTCATGCTCAAGTTCAACACCCCTTCTGCGTCAAAAAAAGAATCGGGCACCGCCTATTCAGCGGCGCCCTCGCCTTCTTCGTTTTCGGGTCCTGCATCCTGCTCGGGGATCGGTTCAATCGGATCAGGAACAATCGGCTCATCGCCCCACACCGCGAAAATGGCGGAGCGGTACGGTTCCGGCACCTCGTCCTGTACCTCTTGGCGGCCTGACGGACTGTTTACGTAAGCCCGGCGCCAAGGCTCACCGATTGGATACTCAACCCCGTTGATTTCGACATGCTGTTGCTTTTTGATGCTCACGCTGTTCGGCGTCAACATGTCCAGCGTATAGCGTTCGATCACACTTGCCATTTCGATTACCTCCAGTTAATTAGGAATAAAGTAGAAGCCTTGTATTTTAAGGCCGCTATTGTCTGTAAAATGCTCATTCGTGATGACGGCATTAGTACCAACGTTCCCAGATGCAAATAAGACAAGTACCGCGGAATTCCAGAATATTTGCGCACTTGCCCACTCTCCCCCTGAGGGGAGAGTAATCCTTGTAGCATATCCTACGGGCAGTATCACGTCCGGCGCGGTGCTTAGTGGTATAAAAGGAAGCCCACTAATCCGAGCAGTTCCGGTTGCAGTACCTTTTGAACTTAGCTGCATTTCCATCGTCCAATATACCACGTTTCCGATTCGCGTATATTGTCCTTTTCTGTTGCCATAAGTGATGCCACTTGACGAATTACCAAAAGTTAGCTCAGGCGTCCACGTTCCGGTTTCATACGGGAGATTTCCCGAATGCCATACATTATAGTAGGTGGAACCCACACGGTATCTGAATTCAGATTCGTTAAAAAGAACATCAGCCGCTATCGCGCCACTCGGCGCATACTTTCTAAATATCACCCTGTCCGAGTCGAGATGGTAAAACAATCGTCCTTTCCGAATTCCTGTGTTGTCAAAGAGATTCACAGCCGATTCGCTATTCTGCCCCGGCGCTCTAATAGATAGTTCACCAATAATCGTGCCACCGGACAGGGATAATTTCGCATCCACTTCCGCCTTCCGCGCTACGTCGTCCGATGCAGACGGAGCCGCCGACTTAAACCGACCGTACGGGTCGCGCTGAACGATGGTGTTCGGCGTTGCGGATGTGCTTGGTTGCATTCCGCGAAGAAGGTCCGCGTCCAGTCCGCTGCCCGCCCCCATTTCTTGGTTGTCCCATTGGCGCCGCCAATCGCTCCATCCTCTATCACTGCGCCATGACCTTACATAAACACGGCCATTTTGAGCACCCGTAGCAGACGATGCCATGAAAATCTGAAGGCACCGAATGTTGGAAAGTCTGGTCGTCAATACAACCCCCGCATCTTGCGGCCACCCATCGGACACTCCGCTGGTCACGGCGAAAGAAGTGACACCAATCGGATATGTGGAACCGTCCTCTGTAGCCGGTCTATACGCGGTGGTGTTTATTTTTTCTGTGGTGATAGCGTCAACGTCCGCCTTCCGCGCCGCGTCATTTGCATTTGTCGGCGCGGCAAGATCAGTAATCCGATACCCTCCCATAGAGAGCGGACCCCTCATGGCGTCGCCTGCACGTTTGACGCCATTTACTCCGATCACGTACCAATGGCCGGTAACATTGATTTTGATAAGCTCCACAACC